CTGCTTACCAGCGCGACATCTCCGGTGCCGCTGTTCCATCCTCCGAATACGAGGGTGACGTGTCGTCATCCAGCCTGATCCCCCGCGAGGTGATCCAGACGGAGGATTTCGGCCAGTTCAGCCCAGACAAGATTCTGTCGGGCCAGAACTACCTCGACCCACGCAGCCAGATTGGTTACCCCGAGACGGTTGGCGGTGTTCTGCGTAACGCCAACCAGCAGTTCCGTTCGGAGCCAATCAACCCCCGTACCCCAGTCAGCATCTTCAACCTCAGCACGATCCCCCCCGACACCATGCGCCCCAAGTTTGAGATTTCACCGGAATACCAGTGAGTTTCTTCCCCGCGCGTCAGCTACGCGTTAGCTACGCACAAATAACTACTGCGTAGTTACTAAATATGGACTTTAAATCAGCCATGACCGAGTGGGTCGGCCTCAAGGCCCAGTTGTCCGCGGCTCGCAAAGATCTCAGCGTCCTCAATGGGCGCGAGAAGGATCTTCGCAAGTTTGTGACGCAAACAATGAAAGAGCGCTCTATTGACACCGTAAAGGTTCACGATGACAAGGTGAAGGTTAATTTCAAAACAAAAACAACCAGGGGATCTCTGACCAAGGATGTCATAAAGACGGGCTTGGGCATGTTTTTTGGTGGAAATGAGGCTCAGGTCGAGGGGGCGTTCCAGGCCATTCTGGACGCTGCGCCCGTCAAGCAAACTGATGGTGTGACGGTGACGGGCCTCAAGGCGCTCCTCGAAGCTTAGAGGCTACGAGCGTTTGTAACACAAGTCAAAACACGATGGGTATCAATGACGAGTACTCTCGTGATGCGTACAATTACGACGTTGCATACGACTCTGATGGGTCGGATGAATTCGACCTAGAACTCCATCCAGAAGACTGGCAGGACATGTACTCCCAGGAACTCCTAGATGGTTGGATGAAGATCCGCGAATATACAGAGGCTCATTACATGAACCTAAAAGCAACCTTCCCTAATTTTGTTCTTCTCGTTTTAGATTCAGACCGCTGGAACCGGTCTCAGGCCGCCAACGAACATCACCGCATCATGTGGAACATCATAAGTAACCTCCCCGTGATTTGTGACATGATCCATTCTGAAAATTTCTTCGGGTGGGCAGAAAATTATATTGGTAATTTGTAAGATGTTTGATATTACCGGTCCCAAGGTTCTCGTCCCCGCGATTCTGTTCGCCGTGCTCAGCCCGGGTATGCTCCTGGCGCTGCCATCAGGCGCTGGTCTCCTCATCCAGGCTGTGTTCCACGCCCTGGTTCTGGCTCTGGTCTACTGGGCGATCGCCACGTTTGTGCTGAAGATCAGCCTGACCATGACCGACCTGATCGTCCCAGCGGTTCTCTTCGTGCTGCTGACCCCCGGTCTGTTGCTGACGATTCCCCCCAAGAACGGCGGTCTGTTCGTGTCTGGTCAGACCTCGCCGCTGGCTGTGGGTGCCCACACGCTGGTGTTTGCCATGCTGTTCGCCTTCCTGCGCGGCATGTACCCCCAGTATTATTAAATTAAAATTGTAGAATGGTCCGATGTCTCTCCATCGGTCCAGGAGCCATGGGCTTCTTCCTTTATTTAGGAGTAATTTCAAAACTAAAACAAGACGGTCGTCTTGACAATCTCGAGGAAATCTCGGGGGCGTCAGCAGGTGGCCTTCTGGGATTTCTGTTTCTCGCGACGAAAGGGGACATTGCCAAGGTTCTCGATTATTCACTCGACGTGCCCGTGAAACAGATTATGAAACCAAATTTGAAAAATTTCATGAAGAATTACGGCCTCGTGACTCCGGCTAAAATTCGCAAGATTCTCTCCGAGGCGTGTGTTAAATTCATAGGTCAATCTGACATTACGTTTGAAGAGTTCTACGCATGGTACCCCATCAAGTTCCACGTATCCGCCTACTGTGTGGACTTGATGAAGACTGACTACTTTTCAGTAAATTCCACTCCAAAATTGAGTGTTATCGATGTGGTCAGCGCGACCATCGCAATTCCTTTCCTATTTTCAACTGTAAAAATCGGAGACTTTACATATATAGATGGGGGTGCAGCCGAGACCACCCCCTCGGGCCCGTTTTTGGGCCAGAGTGAAGTCCTTGCAATGAAGCTCGGGTGGTCGCGACCTTCACCCGTCACGGATCTCAAATCATACGCCATGGGGATTTTGTATTCTACAATGAAATTGAGAGCGATATATGAAGTTCCGACGATGGACCTCGAGTTGGGAGATCTGGATATATTTGATTTTGGTACGTCAAATGACGGGAAGCTCAAGATGTTCATGAAGGGTCACGCCACCAATTTTTCTTGATGCATAGTAAATGAAGTCAGCACTGCGTTCTAGCCACGTTCGCCGCGTCACTCGCAAGGTTGTTCGCGTTTCTCGCAAGGATGGCACGTCCTACTCCTACGTCCGCAAGGCGGGCATGAGCCGCGTGTCGGCCGTTCCCTCCAAGGATGTTGGTGCGGCAGGCAAGAGCACCAAGGTGATCGGTAGCCTCAAGGGTGGTATGCTCACCAAGTACGGCTACCACCCCGTCGAGGCGAAGACCAACCGCTACAAGGCGCTCAGCAAGGGCATCAGCAAGGGCGAGAAGCCCCTGGCCGTCATGCGCCGCCTGGTCGCCATCAGCACGCTGACCAAGCGCACCCTGCCCCGCGCGTCCCGCATCTACAAGCAGGACGCCATGTGGGTCCGCAGCAAGTATGCCAAGTCTTTTGGTCAGAAAAAGATGTAGACCAATATTAATGGCAGAAACCAAAAGAAACGCGGCGAGACGGCTTTCAAATCCGTCAAATCCACGTACGGCAATGGTACTTGCACACGGCTCCTATGCGAGTCGGGAAAGTTTCAACGTGCCAAATGGTATTGTGATTATTTTCGTATCGAGAACAGCCAGATATCTTCCACAAAGTGTAATAAATTCCGAGTTTTATAATGTATTTACACGCAGAGTGCGGTTGCATAATATTTTATCAAATACCAATTCAAGACCCCCATTATTTTTAAAAGATTGGGATCGCCGAACGTATGGCCCCGGGGATGTTTGTCCAAATTTAAAACTTGAAATGGATGATCCTGATTGGGGAATGGGACTACACGCTTTGCCTCTTGTAAATAATCAACTTCGAACAACTCCCGGTGTTTTCTATGGTCGGAAAATGAAGTTGTCGGAACTGGTTCATGAAATTGGAGGAAGTGGTATACTTTTTGTAACGGCGTGTAGAGCAGTAACTACGCAACTTAATAGTTATAGGAATTTAACAGCAAATTACAGTTTTCCACAATGGTCCCTTGAATATAATCTTCAGAGGCAAAATGAAATATCTAGTCGGATGCTTAAAAGAAGAAGAAACTCCAACACCCTTCGTAAAAATAAAAATCTGCCATCTGAAAAATTAGTCAGAACAAATAACAGAATGAATATGAACTAGACCCACTCAACAGGATCCCAAATCCCGTGTATCGCCGGGCCAATTGGAAAAAACGGCTCGATGGACCATTGACCCGTATGACTTAGGATGTCCATGAGTATATGAAACATGTATATATTCCTGGCTCTTGAATTTCTAATCAAAATTATGAAAAAAAAAGAGTGCGGTAATTTATAGAGCCAGTTGTATGAATACCAGTTTTTTATCACTCGCCAGGGCGTGTTCTGGACCCCGGGTGATAAAAAAAGTGCCATGGGCAGGTCAGGGGCGATTGCCCAAAAGGCATCCTCTATACATAAACGTCCAAAATAGAATCGCGACGTTACCAAGTGACCAAGCCATAACATCCCCTCTTGAAATTAATTCTAGTTTAAAATCCATGGAGACAATGCTTCGTGTGATTTCAAATGACATCTGGGCGTCCCTCGGGCCGGGCTACAGCGAGTCTGTGTACCACTGTGCCTTTGAGGTGGCGTTGAGGGCCCGGGGCCTGTACTATGAGACGGAGCGCATCGTCCCCGTCTTTTACGCAGGGCAGAACGTCGGTCACGTTCGGGCCGACCTCATCGTGGATCGCAGGGCTGTCATAGAACTCAAGTCGGTAAGCAAACTCAATGAGACTTACCGAATTCAGACCCAAAATTACTTGAAACTTCTCAACCTGCAAGAAGGTTACCTCATCAACTTCCCGGACAAGAAGGGGGCGTGTGAATTTGAAACCGTCGTGCGCGACAAGCCCGTCACGCCACCGCCGGACCAGATTGACTGTTAATTATGCGTCTTAATAAACTCCCAATGTAATTCAGTGCATATTTTCTCCCAAATTTGATCCTGAATATACAGCTTCTCTCGACTCTTGAGCAATGGGAAACACGGCAGGTACTCGTCATTTCCTAAAAGTTCAACCATTTTGTAAAGTACAAACGAGTAGCTCAGAAAGTTCTTTCTGTTTGACGGTTTATGTTTCTCAAAAGGATCCTGTATTTTGTGGAACATAAGCCGAAGCTTATCCTCGAGCGCCTGAGGCATTGTAGGCGGCTGGATGCCGTTTAGAATAGTCGATATATAGGGCACGTGTTCGTAGTACTTGGCGTAATTCAGTTTCTTTAATAAATTCTTAACCTTTTCGTGTGTAATCTCAGTCAAGTCTTTCACCTTTTGCTTTTTGAATTCACATCTTAATTGGTCGACAACAACGTCGGGTACGCTCGTCGACTCTTTGGCTTGAAACTGACTGATCCACTCGTTAAAGTGATTCTCGCGCTTGTAGGAATACACGATATTCTTCTCAATCTCCTGTTCCTCTTTGAACCCCAATTCACACCCAAGAACAACTTCAATCATGCCGCATTTAGAACACGACTCTTCGCTTTGTGTGTCGTCGAAAACTCGTGCGTACATTGCACCACAGCCTCTACACGGTTTCATGTGATCCTCGAGATCCTTGCGTTGATAATCAAACTCGCCTTCAACCTCGTTCATATACCTCTTGTAAATGTCCTGCCGTTGAACACCCTTGCGAGACGCCACCTTGAAATTCAACATCTGTTTCGTACTCACCTCTTCTACCGCCTCGGCTGTATAATCCTTTATTATGGGAATACAGTCAAGGAGGTATTCGGCCAATTCAGATTCCGTTTTGCACTCACGTACTCTTGAATTGAACCGAGCTTCCATCTACAATATTTGATCTTAATGTTTAAGGATCAATTTTTGGCGCCAAATAAAATTTCAAATCTCCCAAGTTGGCAATTGTGTATCTGAAGATGATTGGCATGTTTTCATTCTCAGAGTCTTGCATGAGTTGGACACTGGAGCACATGTTGGTCGCCTTGGTGAACAGGTTGATGTACTTGAGGCTGAATGTGTTTCCGGTGCGCTTGACTGGAGGATCTGGAAAGTCGATGCTCGTCATCTGATCTGCAAAGTCGCCGTTGCAGCTCAGGATCAGCTTTTGACCATCACGGATAATGTCCATCTCAACAGCCAGGTTGCCCATGTCTCTGGTGATGCGCTGAAAGTCCACGGAAGGCAGAGTGGTAATCACGTTCATCTTAATGTCTGGAAACTCAATGATATCCTCGTTAATGTCCAGCAATTTCAGACGAAATTTAGTCATTGATTTCTTGACTGGATTCTCAATCACAAGATCCATATAGTCACGTCCGTTGATGCTAATGTCAAGCGTGTCCTGCCCCGACACGCTCTTGAGCAGCTTGTAGACGTTGGCCATGTTCAGACCCGCGGCTATATCGGTTGTACACTCGTACTCCTCAAAGTTGTCAGCCCCCAAGTTCATATGAACGAGCGTCACGCGTGCCGTGTCCAAAGTGAGAATGTGAATTCCAAGGGGGGTGAAATACACATTCACATCGTTGATGATGTCCTTGAGCACCTCGAAGACCGACTTTAGGGCTGCCGCCTGAATAGTCTTCAGATGCATTCTTGTTCTGAAAGGTTTACATTTCTCTAAGTCTACGCTACCGCTCCCCCACCTTTTGGTAGGCGTCCTGGACGTCGCCTCCGATTCGCGCCTCCAGCTCGGGTGTCAGGCGGGGCTGGAGAGACTCTCCGTAGCGGTCAAACTCAAACATTCCAGGAGTATCGGTGCCGTCCAGATTGGATCCAGCCCCCGACTCCCACGATTCGAAATCACACGGCACCATAGACTCCAGCCACGCCATGACTTCCTGACCTACCAGCATCTTCCCGTCGTTCGTGACGAGGGTCGGGACGCGCGTGATTTTCTTGGAGGGGAGCCCCTGATCATTCACGTTCCAAAACCGAACAATCTCGAGAAGAGCAGGCTGCGTCTTGATGTAGGTCATTGTATCCTGGGACCATTTGCATTTGTCAGAGTAGACCAGCAAGGCCATTTAAATTTACAGAGTTTTTTTCGTTCAATCTTTTTTCGCAGCAAATGGTAATGAAGGACCTGATCATGCTATTACTGGTCGCTGTAATTTTGTTTCTAGTTTGGAACGGCCGTCAGGTGGCACGTTACAATGGTGACATGAGTGCGTCCCCCACTGGACCGTCTGACGCCCCAGTGTCTCCTGACGTGACACAGATTATCATCGAAAATGTACAGAAGAGTCTTTCCGGTACTTACCCCTTGGAGAC